TGTCACTACTATTTATCATACTGAAAAGGATGAAGATAAGCAAAAAATAAATGGTGATGAAGAAATCCGTTGTAAACCGGATCCTAGCAAAACAAAAGGAATGAAGTTTGGTAATTATAATAAAGTCAATAACAAAGGTGTAATACCTGAAAATACGTTAGTAGAGAATCGTGATATTATTATTGCTAAAGTAACACCTATTAAAGAAAATAGAAATGATCATACAAAAATAATTAAATATGAAGATCAAAGTCGTATTCATAGAACGTGTGAAGAAACTTACATAGATAAAAATTATATAGACAGAAATGGTGAAGGATATAACTTCGCCAAAGTCAGAATGAGGATTGTGAGAAAACCTGGAATAGGTGATAAATTCAGTTCGCGTCACGGGCAAAAAGGTACTATTGGAAATTTGATTCCAGAGTCAGATATGCCTTTTACTGCTAGTGGTGTGAAACCTGATATTATCATTAACCCACATGCTATACCATCTCGTATGACAATTGGTCAATTAAAAGAAACCGTTCTCGGTAAAGTGTTAGTAGAATTAGGTCTGTTTGGAGATGGTACATCTTTTGGACAATTTGAAGTAAAAGATATTTGTAACGAGTTGATTAAATTAGGATATGAATCACATGGTAACGAATTATTACACAACGGTTTAACCGGTGAACAAATCGAATGTAGTGTATTTATGGGACCTGTATTTTATCAAAGATTAAAACACATGGTCAATGATAAAGCACATAGTCGTTCAATTGGTCCTATGGTAAATTTGACAAGACAACCCGCTGAAGGCAGGAGTCGTGATGGTGGGTTGAGGTTTGGAGAGATGGAGAAAGATGCGATGGTTTCACACGGCGCTTCACGGTTTACGAGGGGTCGAATGTATGACTCTTCTGATAAATATTCAGTACATGTATGTAAAAAATGTGGTTTAGTTGCGGCCTATAATGATGAAATGCGTATTCATCATTGTAGAGTATGTGACAATCGTGTGGATTTCACTTATCTCGAAATACCTTATGCTTGTAAATTGTTGTTTCAAGAATTGAATACCATGAATATTGCGCCAAGGTTTATTACTAACTAATCAACCTTTGAGAAAGGTTGAACCAAAGCAAATCAATCAACCTTTGAGAAAGGTTGAACCAAAGCAAATCAAACAACCTTTGAGAAAGGTTGAACCAAAGCAAATCAATCAACCTTTTATAAAAAGTGGACATGAACCTTTGAGAAAAGTTGATTATAGTTTTTTATTTTATTTAGATAAATTTATAAATATGTTCTAATTTGTATCCATCCATTATTTCTTGTATCATAATAACAGATTTCAAATTTATTCTCATGAGAAAAATTATAATCATAACACAGTCCTACATTAGCACATGTGTCAAACCCAAATTCAAAATAAAAACTATCTCTATCTGTACGGGTCGTTAAGTATTTCATTATTTTCATTTTTTTACTTACAAGTGGTTCAATAGTATTATACCGTTCATCATTTTTATGTATTATATTTACATAGTTTCCATTTTTATATTTTATTCTCCCGTCATAATCTAATATTATATGTAATAAGTCTTCTGGAATGTATGAAAATTTCATTATAATACATAGGTAAAAGAAAAATAACATAAATACGCATTAGAAAATAGAAGCAAATAAATTAAGATAATGGTTTGAGAACATATCATAAACTATACTAAATTTTCCGTGCATTCCTTCATAACTTGTTTTATCAATATTATCAACTATTGCTTTGTCTTGTTTCAATGTATTGTACATCGTATTATATGTTATTTTGTCTCCAAAATAATTTATGATACTTTCAAAAGGATAAAATAAATAGAATTCATTTTTGTCATGATAATAACTCCAATAACTTCGGTAAGCCTTTACAAATAATTTCGTCTTGAATTTAGAAATAGGCAAAGCATGGGTTATTATTGTTGAACTCATACTCCCAAATTTTACTCTAGCAACTGTAGAATGAGGTAAGCTATATTCATTTTCCACTGTAATATTATCAAAATTAGATATTTTGTTAACTAATGAATTCTCTCCAGCCATGTAATTATAAATAATTTTATAATGATGATCATAATCATCCATTTTTATTATTCTGGAATTGTGTAAAGGATTCGGACTTTTTCGATTACCAAATGTATGTACGAATCCAATGTGACAAATATCCAAACTATTCACAGTAACAAATTTCGCATTATGTTCAAAATCTTCGGATAAAAAAACGACCCTCTGTGATTTGTCGTAAAATTCAGGTTCAGTAAATATACAAGATTCGTCAATCTGTGATTTCGTTTTTTCATCATGAAACGGCACAATGTTAAGATAAACAATGTCTCCTTTTTCGACTACTTTGAAGCAATCGACATTGTGATTTTTAGATTCAATGTGAGGTAATTTAGGTATTTGAAGTAATTCACCATTGGTTCCATCAAAAATATAACCATGATATGGACACGTTATTGTATTCTTACATGTTTTTCCAAGCATAAAGGATGATCCTTGATGGCTACATACATCTCTCATACCATAATAATTATCTTTATCTTTCCATACAATATAATTAACATCTAAAATAGTAACACGAATTTGTTTTTTACCAAAGTTACTTGGAAACCCAATTGGAAACCACGTCAGTTGTCCTTTGTCGTTAGGATAATCTAACCTAGGAAAAGAACCATAATGATTCAAATTGGGGATTTTTTTAACTGGACTACTCGAATAATTATTCATTGATGGTATAAAATCACCTTCACTTTTTATATCATAGCTTTCTATTTTATCTATTTTTTCTATTTTTTCTAATTGTTTTATGTTATTTAATTGCTTTAATTCCTGTAATCGCTCTAATCGTTCTTCGCGTATTTTATTTTTAATGAATCTGGTTGTATATAAAAAACCATAACAATTTGTTATGAAAAAAAATGTAATATATAGTTTTAATAATATTTTCATATATACTACAATTGTAGTATTAAGTTTATATCATAATTATTAAATATTTATCGATTCAACAGTTTTCCTTTAAGTAGTTTTTAAGTGGTGTGGTTTTACATGTTCAAAGGTTTAAATATAAAATCGAATATGTAAATAAATGCTATATAAACTATGTTTTTTATATTTGTTTTTATTAACAAATACAGCACAATGTTTTCAACATGTAACAAACAAAAATGTCATTAATAAACGTACGTTTGGGATCAAGATGATAATAAATGAAAAGGACTATTCAAAAGAATTACAATTAATACAAAATTACAAGTTTTATTTTACAAAAGAAAACTACAACGATGTCATGGGAGATTTAATGAATAACAAACTATCCAAAATTTTTATAGATAACAAATACAATCAGCTTGTCAGCGTAGACAATTTACCGAATGATGATCTAATATATAATCATTATCATGTAAGTGATATTAATGAAGCGTTAGTACCCAATTTAATTCAAAAAGCATCTGACATGCACGTTCCATTATATTTTGCGAATTTCATCCCACAAAGTATTACAAACATACAAACATTAGCAGGTGAGTTTTTAACTTTATCAAGTTATGCGCTACCTATATTTTTTTTACTGTCATTTTTGTCATCCTTATACAGAGCAAATACATTTCAAAATATGAATATGAACACAAAAATTCCAGGAAATAATAAGATGCCAATGAGACAAGGTAGAAACAATCAAATGACACCTTTTGGTTTTCCCTCTTTTCAAGATAAAGGGAAAGAAGAATTTATTAAACCCAATGTTTCTCTCAAAAGTTGGGCTGGAAGTCCAGAGGTTATTGAAGAATGTAAAGAAGTTATCTCTTATATTGAAAAAAAAGAGCTATATAAAGCAGTTGGTGCTGACATGCCTAAAGGGATATTGTTGGAAGGACCTCCCGGCACTGGTAAAACATTATTGGCGAAGGCGATTGCTACAGAAACGAATTCAACTTTTTTTTCTATGTCTGGTTCAGAGTTCGTCGAATTATTTGTCGGTATGGGAGCAGCTCGCGTTAGAGAGTTATTCGAAACAGCTCGTAATAATAGGCCGTCTATTATATTTATTGATGAAATTGATGCGGTTGCTAGACAGCGTGGAGCTGGAATAAATATGGCAAACGATGAACGTGAACAAACACTGAATCAACTGCTATATGAAATGGATGGTTTCAACAACAATGACGATATTGTAGTCATGGCTGCTACAAATAGAAGGGATGTTCTTGATCAGGCTATTCTTCGACCAGGAAGATTTGATAGAATCATTCGAGTTCCTCTTCCAGATAAATTTTCTAGAGAGAAAATATTGGATTACTATATTAAAAATAAAAAGACCGACAAGGAGTTTGATATAAAAGCTATTGCTGAATTGACAGACGGTTTTTCTGGTGCGCAATTGAAAAATCTCATTAATGAAGCCGCTATATTAGTTGCTCGCAACAATGGAACAGTCATTGAAGAGAAGTATATTTTTGAAGCTTTTGAAAAATTAATCGTTGGTTTGATTCGCAACAATGCTGATGTTTTAGAATCGACTCAAAAAAGAGTAGCTATTCATGAAAGTGGTCATGCTTTGTTAACTCTTATTTTCAGCAATTATTTTGATTTCCAAAAAGCATCGATTCAACCGACTTACAATGGAGCAGGTGGATACACTATTTTTACAGAGAAACCGGAAGTAAAAGAAGGTGGGTTATACACGAAAGATATTTTCAAGAAACGTTTAATCATTACTTTGGGTGGGAAAGCAGCAGAAAGCTTATTTTATGGTGATGAACATGTTTCATTGGGAGCTGTTGAAGATTTGAGACAAGCAAATAAATTAGCACAAAGAATGATCGGTAATTTTGGAATGGGAACTAAATTGGAGGTTTTCTTTAACGAAAATGTTGGTGATGACTCGAATCCATTCTTGGGTAGAAGTTTAGGAATAGGAGGAGATAAGTATTCACAATATACAAAATATATTATGGATAAGGAGTCACTAGAGTTAGTGAATGAAGCATATAAGGAGGCTAAATATTTATTGAAACTATATTACGACAAGTTGATTGAATTTTCCGAACTATTGAAAGAGAAAAAAATATTAGCGAATAATGAATTAACAAGTGAATTTAGAACTTTTATGTAAAGTGGTTCGACTACTAAAACATGACCCTGAGTTTTTGGATAATGAAAGTTACAATAGCAAACAATATACCTCCCCATAAAGTATCCATGATTACTGTTAGTATCGACCATTTGCTAAATAAAGCATAGTTGGTAGTTTCATAAACACCGTAAATTATTATTCCGAAGATAAATGCTTCATAAACTGACTTTTTTGATTTAATAATAAAATAATTCAGTCCAAAAATTAAAAAAATATAACAAAGGGCTACTCCTAATAAATTGACTTTTAAAGGTGACCCTTGTACTTGTGTGATTTGTTTAGTAAAATAATTTTTAATTGTTTGTAAATAAATGAAATCAATTATGACAAAAAGTATTGCTGAAATCAGAAAAAACAAGTTGAACATTTATAATATACATACAAAATTTATAAACAAAAATTGTAAATTTAGTGTAAATTTAGTGTAATTTTATAAAATAAATAAATTATAAAACATTTTTATAGTAGTCTATTATATATAATGTCTACAAGTATTGGATATTCAAATAGTATAAGTGGCAGTTTTCCGCGATATATTCCATTAGGTATTGTTAAAGGATCATCATTGGGAGGTGCTTATCAAGGTTATATGCCTCAAGCAGTTCAAACAACAGAAAAAGGATCATTTGGAAGTAATGATTTTGAAACTATGCGTTTTACACTAAGAAACGCTTGGAATACTGTTTATAAAGCTGAATTATTGGCTGCTAAAAGAAAACAAATCATTACTCCATTTCGCGCTGTAAATAACGCAGGAGATTTATTGAGTCGTGATAATTATTCATGTGGGGGTACATGTCAAAGTTTTCAAAGTAGACCACAGATTAAAGGTTTAAGACAACATTTTGGTTCAATTTCTAAGTCTTGTACTCCAAGTGCTACTTACACTGCTAATCAAATTTCACCTGACATTCCTGCTGCTGCTTGTAATGTTAAATTTGTTTATGATAGTTCTGATTATACCACTTATTTAAAACAAAGAGCAATGGCTAGAAATTACAACGACACAACTTTTGCTGGAAATGATTCTAGCGCAAGTCAAAGTGCTTGGAGAGCTTCTAGAAGATATTAGATATAAGATATAAGATATTAGATTATCATGAAAAAAGGAGATATTGTATCTATAATTTCAACATATTATAGATACAACCATGGCGTGATTTAGGTGGAGTTTTGTGAATTACAATATTCCAAGTATTTTTCTTTTTGTTCATCATTTAAAAGTGATTCCAACATTTCTATTTTATCTTTAAAATTATCTATACCTTTTTTAATTGTTTCTGTGAATTTTTCTGTTAAATGTTGTGTGAAATTTGCCGCTTTATCTCTCTCTTTATCTATTTCAAATAACATTTCGTCTACATTTATATCGTATTGTGCGACGATTTCTTCTAATTGTGCTTTAGTTTTTTTTTCTATGTATGTAAAGTAACCTAACCCATTCTTACTACACCAAAAATTGATTGCGCCAATCATGTCATATCTACGATAGTTACCTTTCATTTTGGTTAATTGTTATTATAATATAATCTCTATTTTTTAAATCATTTTTATTTGTTTTGTCTCATCATAATACAAATGAACAAAACAAATAATAAAGATATGAAGCAAAAAACAGATTTCAATCATTGGTCCATATCCTACCTTAAAGAAGTTTATCAATGTAGCAAATGTAAAAAAAGAAATACCATTGTACCATCTTCTAATTTACAAGGAGAGAAACAACGCTATCAAAATTGTCTATATTGTGGAAATCCGAATTATATAAACTAGATAATATAATATATTTTCATATGTTATATTAAATGACAACCCCATATAGTGTAACTACATCCATTGGTTCTGTATCTTATAATAATTATGTGAATGCTCCTATAAGTGGACCATTAAGTACAAATCAATATCCAAGTGCTCAACCATATCATAGTTACGGTACTTTAACAGGAATAAGACCTACACCACCATTTTTTTACCCACGTCAAGAACCAGTAAATGCTGAAATGATGTCCAACCAAAGACAAGCATATTTAAGAGTAGCTACAAAACGTCAAGATATGAATAGTCCAAACATTAGAAAAGGTTTAGATAAATATATACAACAAGGTGTTTTAGACGCTTCTTTGCAAAACACCGGGGTTTTAAATCCATCTACTCCTAGCATGAGTTTTTCACATTCAACTGGTAAAAGATATCCTGTGTCAACTCATACCAACTACATTGCTCCTATCCAGGGTTCTATGTATACATCTATATTAAAACGAAATGCTGTAGGAAAATCGAGTTTCAAAGTCGGTCTACCTTTAGATGATCCAATATCAACAAAAAATTATTATCCAAGTGGAGTTAGGACAACAATTCGTAGAGTGCGTTCAGGTGGTTGTACCGCGCCAAAAAAGAAAGGATCCATTTACAATTATAGTTTACAAAATGGCGCGGTTTGTTGCTGGGGATCGCTTCCAAGACAAAATTATTAGTTTTATTTATAGTTTCTAATTTCCAATTTCCAATTTTAGAAATAAAAAAAATATATGTATAATTTATAATTATGTCAGGATATTATTTACCATCCCGTCCTTTTTTACCATATTTACAACCAATGCCTACTTTAGGTACATCTGGGAGAACAAGTGTTGCTGTACTTGTAGGATCTTCTAGGGCTGGTGCTGGAAGTAGTGGTAGAATTTATGATTATTTAAAATCAACTAACCAATTAGAAACCATAACTAATTCCCCACAATTCAAAGCAATACAACAGAGAAGTCAACTAGCATTAGCTTCACTTGGTGGAAATAAATATAGGTATTATATTTAGATATTTAATAGTTTGGAGTTTTATAATATTTTATTATTGTCATAATATATTATATATGCGAAATAACTATAAAAATAAAAAATTATCTTTACGAAGAAAAAGAGGCGGAGGAATTATAGATTCGTTAAAACAAACATTTAGTGATTTAGGCTCAAAAATTTCACAGACAGCAACCAATGCTTGGAATCAGACAAAAAGAGCAACTGGTGTGACTGATCCAAGTACTTCAAGTAGTTCAACTAGCCCAACATCGTCATCATCCATGACATATTCAAATCCATCAACATCGTATTCATCTTCTCCATCAACAGCCTCCTTATCGAGTTCACAATCATCATCACAATCACAATCACAATCACAATCACAACCATATAGATCATATGGTGGGAGAAGAAAAAGAATGAAAAGAACAAAACACACTCGTAAAATGCGAGGTGGACAATACGAAGACAATGTCTCGCTTACCAATATTGCTTCGAAAGCAGCACCTTTTTCAGGGGAAACTGCTAGACCACATAACATGGTTGGCGGACCTGTTCGTATGCTTGGTGGTGCTAAATCAAGAAGACATCATAAAAAACGTTCTCATTGTAAATCAAAAAAACATTGATTATCATAATATCTCGACGACAACGGCAGCCGCAACCAAAATCACAATAATTTACACACTTATGTAGTTTGTAAATTATTTTTATTTCAAATGCCCATATAAAATTGCTAGTTTTTACACCTTTTCTCATGTAAAACGCTCATTATATTATAAATAATTATCTAATTCTTCAATATTTATTCCCATATCTAAATATTTTTGAATTCTTGAAGGATGCATTGTTTTTTGTATGAGTTCTTCTTTGTAAATAGCATAACGAGTTTTCATTATTTCATAATCATAATCCATCATACTTGATACACGTAATAACATTCCCAAATCAATTTTATATGGATTTTTTTCTAATAAATGAATAGCATTTGGATTTCTGGTTAATCGCCACCAACAATTCGCGTCTAATCTATTCAGATTTTGTTCTATTAATTGTATTGCAGCTGGATTAGGATTATCCACTAAACAACTCCAAAAAATTTTATGTGGATTTGCTTCTAATAAATGAATAGCATTTGGATTATATGATAAATGATCCCATCTAATTTTGTCTGGATTTGCTTCTAATAAATGAATAGCATTTGGATTTTCTGATAAAAACACCCAATCAATTTTTTCTGGTTTTGCTTCCAATAAATGTATAGCATTTGGATTTTTTGATAAACCAGACCAATTAATTTTGCGTTTGTCTTTTAGTAATAAAGGTATAGCGTTTGGATTTTGCGATAACATAAATCGACAATTTAAATTATTTATTTTATCTAGATTTTTTTTTAATAAATCAATAGCGCTTGGGTTCTCTGCTAACCAAGACCAATAAATTTTTTCTGGATTTTTTTCTAATATGTGAATAGCATTTGGATTTGGGTTCAATGATAAATTTTTAATTTCTTCCATATTTTCAAAATCATTAATGTAGCGGTTTATTTTATACATTTTGAATAGTAGTTTTGTTGTATTTTATTCATTATAAATTGTTTATAAGATTAATTCAATTTTTTTATTATAAAATGGGCGTTTTAAATGAGAAAAGGTGTAATAAGTTTTCCATTTTTATAATAATTATAAGTAGGTATATATCCAGGTGTGTTATTTTTACTAAAAATTTCAACTCTAGCATTTGGATGTTTTATGGATTCATTTACAGCATCTTCTTTTGATAATAATATAATTATATCTTCCCAGTCGATTCCAAAAAGTAATACATAAGTATTTTTTTATATTATAATCGGCGTTTGAAATGAAAACATGTGTAAAAGAGTTATTGTTTTTTCATTAGTTTATACAATATATAAATAACAAGTAGTGCTAATGCTAAGAAATAAATTTGGGTTGTAATATCATTTGGTAATTTTTCTGTATTTTGAAAAGTCTCCCTACATTTGTTTTTAGTAATAGGATTAGTTTTATCTTGAAAGCTACATGGATCCATATTTTGAATATCTACCAGTGTAACATAATGTGTTTCAGATGAACTATTATTATTTACATCTATTGTTTGCATTGTTAATGATTGACAATCGGGCACAGAACCTGACATAAATGATTGTAGTATTGAATATGGATTCAGCACATTTAAATTACTCATAGTTCCTGGAATTAACCCTTTGAATTCAGAAAAATTAACACCTAATCCTTGAGATATAAAAGGAATATTACCTTCCGGAACATTGTTTACATAAATATATCGATCAACAGTTTCACTTGTCGAAACGTCTTTACATTTGGCTCCTGTTTTTAAAAAAAATTTATTACCTAGTGGGTTTCCTGTAGCCGATGCTTTTCCGCTACCTTCTACTAAAAGTGTAACATAATTAATCAATCCATCAATATCTTTTGTTAAAGCGGAAATAGATCCGTCACTGGTCATTCCAATCTCGGATGGTGTTCGGATGTTTTTATAATAAGGATACGTTGGCCCCAACAGTTTTTCTTGAACATTTTGAGCATTTCCTAATACTTCTTGAAATATATTTGATTTTGAATTTGAATCTGAATTTGAATCTGACATTATTATTGTATTAAATTATGTAAATATAATTATTTTATGATTATATAATTTTTTATGATGTACCTGTTATCACTGGAGTTGAACTAGGTAAACTACTTTGTGCTAATTGTTGTTGTGCTTGAACCATATTGTAAACTTGTTCTGCTAAACTTGAAAGATTACCGCTTAAATCTTGAACTTGTCTATTTAATCCTAAAACAGAATCGACTTGTTGTTTTAATACTTGAATGTTACCAGCGTTTTGTTGTGCTAAAATCATAACATTGTTTGAGTTGTTTGTATCATAAGGTTGGTATTGTTGGCTTGACGGTTGTGGTGTTGTATCTGACGTCATCCCTTCTAATGTATAATCCATTTTTACTGAAAAAATTTGATAAATGATTAAAAATATAAAAAAAATGATTAAGATGTTTACTAACATTTAATATTATATAAGGTTTTTATTTTCTTTTGTATATTTATACAATATTATGGCACAATTTATAAAAAATAGTTCATTAAATACAGGTTTTAATTCATTAGGAACATCTTTTTATCCAGTTGGCATGGGTCTTTCGGTAAATTTACTAAATCAAGGAGGGTATAAAACATGGAAAGGGGATGGTTTAAATAGTAATCCAGCAGGAATAGCAGTAGGACACATTCGTCCTTTAACCAATTTAGACCCTGGAAATATATTTCCATCGCCTTTTGGCGCAGCACGTCCAATCAAACATTATAGAAAGGGTAGAGTTATTCCTAACGTTGCGATAATTAATCTTGATAAAACGCAAGAAAACAAATATATTGTCGGCGATAAGAAATATATAGCAGAAGCCGAAGTTGGATTAATAGAATACAATTTGAATAGAAGTGTGAAGTCTAGTAATGGTAGTTCACTAGGGGGTGGTTTCGGTGGTAGTGGATTATTAAATGAAATGCAGGATAAACCTGGAAGTTATTTAGTCAAACAAAATCCAGTAAATGAAATAAATGAAGTACTACAAATACAAAAAGATTGTACTACATGTCAAGGCGTAGGGATTGTTGATACTTATTATCCTAATAAAACATATTTAACAGAAAATCCTGAACCAAACACCCAAAATTCGATTTTGTGTTGTAACCAAGAAAAATTTGCTAAACAACGAGTAATCTATGCTAGTACCAATTTGAAAAAAAATTATTATACTACTCATACGCAATATTTACAAAATAGATGTAAAACCTATCAACAAAGAGCATTTAATTTTGAAACGTACAATCCAATAAATATCGCGGAAATAAACAATTCGCAGAATCCAGAGCGTACAGCAGCATTATTAAAAGCATCTAAACCAGGAGACGCATTATCTGTTACAAATACATATTTTGCGAATTGTCAACCTAATGCTGAATTAGAAATCGCGTCTGAAATAAATATCATTACTTTGTTTTTAGATATTTTGATAAACAAAAAGATTATAACAAATGATTACAAAGAAGTTTTTTTGAGTCAACCTACAACTAAGATATCACTAAGAAATTTTTTAGACTATTTAAAGTCTTTACCAGATAATATTAAACAATCAGCTATTCCATTGTATTTACAATTTATACAAAATCCGTACATCGGAGTACCGCTATCAGGGCCTAGTAATCCAACCGGTTGTAAACTTGTCGTTTATAAACCAAGTAACCCACAATTTGCTACGCAAGGAGCCGTTGATTCTAGTACACGTATATTGAAATTAAATGTAACTACTATCGAAAAAAATGCTGCGTCATATTATACAAATTCTGCTGGTAAATTTATTGGCAAAAGTACTCCTTCGGATATAGTATTAACAAATGTACCTTATTTATATAAAAATAAGGCTCCTGGATGTAATCAACCTCCTATTTTTCCATTTCAGAATAAAAAAGCTTGCCGTTATGTTAGAAAACCAGAATATTATACACCTGTTTCCCAAGCATCACCATATCGTTATTTGTATTATTCCGAGAATGGTACTGGTTATGGGTATCTTAATCCGGTAAGGCCATCCAATCATTATAGACAATCACCAAATAGCAATAGTTTGCTGTAAAAATATTGTTCATGATATATGGAAATCAAAATAATTATCATATTCATTATTATCAATATCATTATTACTATTGTCGTCGCTTAAATTTTCATCATTATTACTAATAACATTCTCAATAATATTTTCAAGAATATTTTCAACGACATTTCTAATTCTATGATCATTAATTACTTCTGTTTTATTAATATTACAAACATTATCGCAGTGAGACTCAGAGTGAGACTCAGAGTCAATAACAAGAGATGACTGTTTATTTTCTTTCAATGGTAAAAAAATGTTTATTTTTTCTGAAAATTTATTACACGGTATTCTATGTTTTTCACACCATTGAACTGATTTCTGTAGATTATTTTTTTTCAATAATTCCAATTTTTCTTCTTTATTTTCTAATTTTAATATGTTTATTAGATGAACGAAAACTTCTAATTGTTGTTGACCAATAATTAAATTAATATCATCTATTTTATTTAAAAAATGATATGGCAACTCATAGTCAATAATACTGCTTATATTTATTGATTCATTGTTATTTTTATACTTATCAATGAATTCTTGTATTATTTTGGTATAATTATAAAATAAATCAAATTTATCACTTGTTAAACAGAAATTTTTTAATACAATATATTTATCAAAAGTTGTAATATTACTTGTATTTGGTTTAATAATATATGTTTTTTCAAATAAAGAACAAAATATGTAAATTATATCAATAATTGATTTATGAAACATATTTTCAATTTTAATAATAACAACGCCATTTTGTTTCAAATAATTAATTACTATCAACAATATTTCTAATAGATTAATAATATAATTGTTGTTTGCGTTGTTGTTTGCGTTGTTGTTTGCGTTGTTGTTTGCGTTGTTGTTGTCGGTGCACATTATTTCATCTATCTCATAGATGATAAAGTTGAATTTATTATTTTTGATCCAATTATGTAAATTTGAGTTGTACTCAGTATAACAAAAAAAATTATCATCTGTATAATATTCTCTTAGAATTTCTAAACACTCCAATGAATCCTCATAATTTTTACCTATAATTAATGAATTCATATTGTCATTTTTAAATGAATCTAAAATATTAATAGTTTGAATTATTTCAAATAAATCATAAAATAAGATACTCTTTGGTTTTAATTTACTAACTGAAAAAACAGAACCAGGTACTTTTGAAAAAACATATTCGTATGGATTTATATTTTTCATCATTTCATTATAAAAAGCTCTTATTTTTTCATCGTCACTCAAGTTTTTACGACAAAGTTGATAAATTTCATTTTTTACTGAATTATGATAATTAATTAATGTATTGGATATATAAGGTTTTATTTTTGTATTCGTGATAGTAAGAGATATATCAATTTTATTATGGTTTTTCGGTAGTATGTAATAACTCATTTTTAAATAATAAATATTATATTTACATTAAATGAAATATAATATTTAAGTGATTATTGTTACTTTACTTTCTTCAATTTGTTCACATTGATTCGTTGGTTGATGAGGATTCAATTATTAATTTTCTGTTTAGTTTACGGACTTTAGGTTTTATTTTTTGTTCCATCTTAGCAATTTCGACTGCTTCTTTTGTTTCCTGTTGATTATTTGCTATTTCAGAAGGCGAATAGTCACTAAATTCAATTTGAACCTTTTCCGTATTCACATTACGTATTTTTTTATAAACAAAATATCTATTTAAAAACGAGATTTTCTTCTCGTATTCGGTCATTCTCATAGAATCACCATAATCCTTTTCTTTATTTTTATTCTTTTTTATTTCTTCCATCATATTCATAAACAATTCGCTGAATAATCCACTTCCATCTGGTAGTCCTAATGATTTGGCTTCTTCTGTATCAATCATTTTAAAACCATAATTAGTAATAACTTGGTCAAAATAATCAAAATTCACTAAATATTCAGAAATCAATTGATTTATAGAATCTTGGTATACATCAATTCTGTATCCAATTGAACTAGAATTATCTTCAAATGAATCATTCGTATAACCTTTTACAATTTCCCATACCTTTTTCCCTTTTTCTACAATTTGTATTGAAGAACCAGGTTGTGTTTTTTTCAATAAATTAAACACTTGCTTGCCATCGTAACATGTACCTATAAAATAACCATTTAATTTTGTACATTCAGATATATTGCGCATAAATCCTTGAAGAGTTTCCGGATTTTCAAAAAAGTAATGTACAGCGAATTGACATGATGAAATATTGAACCCATCTTCGCCTTTGCCGTAATTTTTAAAAACGCCTTTCCCTAACCGGTCTTCATCTTTTGGTCCATCTCCGAAAATGGCTTTGGTTATTTGGACCGCTTTATCGTTTAACATAGCGCTACCATTTTTTATATTGAAACAACTATCACCATTAACAAACAATGCTTGTGGAATGTGTTTATTCATTTTCTTTGAATTCAAATATCTTACACAAGCACCATCAATCCTATCTTCCAAATTATTTTTTGATTTGTCGATCCCAAAAACAAATGAAAGACGACAACTTATCCATTTTGGAAGATCCCCTGCTTTTCCACACGCATAATCAATTAAGGTATCTCCGAATTTTGAAACAGTTTTTATCAACAACTTCTTGACATACAAATTGTGAAAATTCTTCATCGATTCTGTCATAGTTTTGCCAGCCGGTTTATTATAATAAATATCTTCATCGACGGTGATATCTGGTATATTTTTTCCAGTACTTATCATATCTTCAGTAATTGGATTATTAATTGATCTCCAATTACTATTCGCAACATGATACGCGTTACCATAGTTTTTCAAACCTTGTAAATATTCACTAGTTTTATCATATCGAACCCTTTTTGGAATCCAGCGCCATCCTCTTTCTTTGGATAAATCATAACTGAATTCAACAATTGTGTTATCCCCGAAAATTTCATTTTCCTCGGTAAACATTTGGTTTACATTATTGTCGTCCACTTTTAACATAATATTACATATTCCTGCTTGAGGATCAAATGGTTCAGTTGGATAAAATTGTAGTGGTTTTGCGTCGTTAAATTGTTTCTCTTCATAATTGAGTTCTTTATATTGTGGCAATTTATCGTCAATCATATCTTGACAAGGGTTCAAATAAATTGTGCCGTGTTTTTTTTCACTGTATGTACAACACAATTGAATCATTTTGTATTCGGAAATTTGCGCATTCAAATGAGAATTGATGCCTTCTTCATATTTTGTTTTTATTATATCATCGCCACCTGGTTGTTTCAGTGTTACAACAAAGAAATCAATCGTGTTATCTTTTGGGGGTTTCCATTTAAACGAACTTTCCCATGTTATCTTAGTTAACGGTCCGCTTTCGCCTTCTTTATTCGATCCAACTCCAAAATAAGCGTGAGTAAATATAAGACCATCTGTAAGATATTCAAAGCGTTCTTCTCTTATTTTAGTAAGAATATTATTACATGCTTCAAAAATTCCGTCATTGTTGTTTTTGGTTGTGCTTGTGATTTTACTTTCTGGATAAAATTTTTTAAATGATATACGAATAGGCAATGTTAATTTTTGTATGGTCTGAAGTGTTACATTTTTGGATGTTTCTTTTCCATTATTTGCGTTATTTATATTCTCATCCATAATGGAAACAGGAATCAAATTTTCGATACTACTTTTTAATAACATATATCTAGAATTATACAATTTATTTATATTCGGTGTTACGATACCGACACCTTCTGTTGAATCATTTTCTTTCAACATAAATGGTAAACTCCTTACATCGATTTTATTCAAATAATAAATATCAAAAGCCGCATATAAATTAATGAATTTTCCGGTTTTGTCGTGGTATATTAGTTCGCCGTCAAACAAAGTATAAAATAATTCTTTGTTATTAGTTTTTACACCAGTAAATATAACATTCATATTTGTATTAATCAAATATATCTTCCCTTTGCTACTAACAAACATTAAATGACGATCACCATCTGCTTTATCGGTTACAACAAAATTATTTCTTATATTAGGAACCCTCGAGTTTTCATCCACTTCAGAAATATTAGATAATTGTAATGTAAATGACGATGGACCTATAAAATCACTAGGATATATTCTTTTTTCAGAATTATAATTCGAATCATCTTTATGTAACATTCTCATATATTCCATTATTACGTCCTTTTGTTCTGAATACGAAACCGGGAAATTCGTATTTTGAAGTCCACTTAAAACAAATTTAATTACTTTCCTGAGTGCTTCTAATATTTTTTCAGGTGAATCAAACTGTGTGTATGGGCCTATTTTTGTATTATCAATTTCTAATTCAAGTTCTATTTTTTCTGGACTATTGAATACATTGGATTCTTCAATAGTATAACTACGTTTATAAAAATCACTATTAAATTTTGTAATACTTATATCAACGTTGACAGGATAATCTGGATGAGTAAAAGTAACACGATTCATGTATCTAAAAGTTTTTTTGTTCTTTGCCCAATTTTGAATAATAAAGTTTTTAGTTGAAACACTGACATCTTCTTCAACTTGATAAGAAACGCGAAAATTAAAATCGTCAAAATTAACCGGTATAATTTTGTTTTTATTATTGTAAACTGGAATCTTATTTACAAAAGTAATAGTATGTGAATTTTTATTGTAAATTTCTTTAATACTATTTGATTTACAGTATTTCTGTATTTCATTTAAATCGTTTATGCTTACTCGTATATTAGATAACTTAAACCGCCCACTATTATTATCTAAATATTCACTTTGAATTTTCAAACTAGATGTTCCAGTTTCATTCACGCTAGTAAAACCAAGTGATTTAAGTTTTTTAATAACGTTATCATAATCATTTTTATTTAGAGGTTTGATGCCTCTTGTACCAAAACGAACTTCCAATTCATGGTTTTTATTGGAAATTGTATAAGGAGATGAATTATAATAAATCTTTATTAAATTATGAAAATCTTTTTGTAGTACACTACTTTCTTGTTGTCTGTGAATTACATTTATTTTTCCTTCGGTTTCGGCTTGAGCTTCGGCTTCTTCGGCCGCGACTTCTTCATCTTCATTCAATAACTCGGTAGGTGCTTCTTTTTCTTTTAATTCATCGGCTCTTTCAGAACCGACAACTTCGTTCACAATGTTGTTTTTTTTCATCAAACGTTTAATAAAAGAATACCTATCTCGAATTCGCATTGAATCGATCTGTTTCTTTTCATTTGGTTTCATTTTTTCATAAAATACATTGATTTCAGGGTTAGCTATATTTTTTAATATTTCAACTTTGAATTCTATTTTTGGTAAAGCATCGATTTCATTTCGTGTTTTTTCGTCCAAATTTTCATATAGTTTATTCAGTTGTTCATCACCAAAATCTACTTTATCCATTTTTGTTGTATCAGTCATAATAATATATAGATAGACTTATTTTTATATTATTGTTCAATTTTTTTAAAAACATTTAATTATTGCTTCATATAAATCTTTTTTACTTTTTGTTTTTTCTTTGTTATCTTTGCTAATAATTGTTTCAATGCCTAATTTACCACATATATCGATTAATTCTTGTGTTTTATAATAAGCGATTGATTTGATCGGTTTTTCCATATTATCCAATTTGTAATAATTATTTCTAAAAGAATCTAAATTGTCTTTTGTAGTTTCTTCAAACCCATATTTTTTTTTATTA